ATGAAGATCGCATCGGGCAAGCCAATGATTAACGCATTTGGTGGTCTGGTTAAAGAGTTCGGGAACGTGGTTATCTTTACGGCAGAAGATGATGAGTCTGAAATGCACAGACGTATTGACCGTCTTGATCCGTTTCAGGAACGCATGAATTATCCTTATGATTTAAAGATTGTTCCACTTCCAAATGTCGGTGGTGTGTTCCCTATCTTGTCAGATCAGAATGGTGAGTTCACTACGAGTCAGGAGTTTGAAAAGATTTACGAACAAATCTTGCAGATGAGTGACCTGAAGTTAATTGTGTTCGATCCGTTAGCGTCTTTTGTTCATGCTGACGTTAATGCTGATCCTGCTGCGGGTGCCGCTTTAACTGGACTTCTGGCACAAATGGCTACTGAAACAGGCGCATCTGTCTTAATGTGTCACCATATGACAAAGATCAAAGACGATGCAGTAATTAAAACACCAGAGCAGGCGCGTAACCTTATTCGGGGTACGAGTGCGCTTGTTGATGGTGTGCGTTCTGCTTTTGCTGTATGGCAGGTCGATGCTGCTCGGGGTCAAAAGACCTGCGAAAAGCTAGGGGTTCCGTATCAGCGTAACACTTGCTTTGATGGCGCTGTCGTGAAGTCCAACGGGCCTGCTAGTAGAAATGTTCGTAATTTTGTTCGGGATCCAAACACGGGCCTGCTGGTGGATAAAACAGAACAAATTGAAGCGTTAAATTCTGGCTCCGCCCGTGAAGCGAAGTTAGATGCGATGTGTGATTGGATTATTCATTGTGAGCGGCGCGGTATTGCGCTGACGCACATGAGTGGTAACAATGCAGTGTCTCGCCGTGTAGAAGATGCTGACGCGCCTGAAGTATTGCAAGGTCTAAGCAAAACTGTTCTTGAAAGATATGTTCGGGAATTGCAGCAGGCAAGGCGTATTGATAAGTTCCAGTTGACCGCAACAGGTGGTAAGATTTGGCTTGGCGCAGTTGACGGAGCAATGGCTCGGGGTGAATACGAAGCAGTAACAGGGAGGGATAATGTCTAACATCGGGGATTTGTTCGGGGAGTATGCAACCCCGTTTAAGAAAAGGGTGATGAAAGAGATTTCTGATCAAATTGAAGCCACCCGTAAAAAACAAAAAATGACGCACATTACGAAGAATTGTTCGTATTGTGATTCCGAGCAGGCTTGGTACAGTAGTGATTATGGAACGACATGGCAGTGTCATGCACATAAGAAGGATTGAGAGATGTTTTTTTTAAAACTGACTATATGTGACATTGAAGACAAAGATAATGATGGAGAAGACGTTTATATTTGGACAAAAAACATTGCTTTCTACAACAAGCAATCCTACACGGAAGTCTTTACTGATACTGGAAATTTAAAAGTTTCAGAAATGGCATATGAAATAAAAAAAATTATTGATCGGCAAACAGGTGGTTACTAATGAATAGAGCAGAAGTATTGGACACAGCGAAGGGCTATGTAACACAGGATCGCGCAGCAGATCATGGGGACATGGAGGATAATTTTAAAAATATCGAAAGCTTTTGGTATTTGTGGGACAGCATCAAGCCAGATGATCTGCCTATCGGAATGGACACAGCAGTCAAGATGACGCTGCTGAAGATTGCGCGGATAGCATCTAACCCGAATCACGAGGATAATTGGGTGGATGGCTGTGGATATCTTGCCTGCGGCGGAGAGTTAGCCGGGGACTAACACGAACAATTTTACGGGTTGCGATATGTCGAAAACAAGAAACAGATACCAGAACATAGAAGAAAGGTCGTGGGGAAGTCTGGAAGCTCACGATAAGGCACAACGCGAGCTTGATATAAAGGGATGGAAAAAAAATTCTGAAATGCTTGCAAAAGATGCTTTTGCTGATGATGTTCCTGACGATCTGGATCGTGATGGATATGTATCAAAACATACTACCCATGTGGCATCTAGGAACGTGCTAGAAGATTTATAAAATTACGGTGTATTGGAAGGGGGGTGCTGTACACCCCTCTTTTTATTGTTGACATCTTGTGCAATCATTGCTATATTAAGTTAAATGCTTAACAAAAGGAGGTCGATATGAATGTTGATATTTTTTACAAACGCCTTGCTGAGTATTGGGATGCCTCAGACGACAACCATATGCAAGAGTTTCAGCCCGAGGCTGACTGTATGGATGAAGTTGTTGCTGGCGTTAGTAAAGCGTTGGCGGCAGCACAAGACTATTGTAAGTCAAAAGGTATGAGCCAGCAGGATGCAGAAGATTTTGCTGATGAGTTGATTGGCAAAGTATTAAGAGAAGGAGAATTTTAATGCTGTATTTCGCTTATGGATCTAATCTTAATGTGTCACAAATGCACTTTCGTTGCCCAAAAGCTATTTCTTATGGCGGCGGTTATTTAAATGACTGGAGATTGGTGTTTCGTAATGTCGCTGACATTGAACCAGCAGAAGGCGAGTTGCTGCCTGTAGGGTTCTGGGAGATCACTGATGATTGTCTTGCAACGCTGGACAGGTATGAAGGCGTTGAAAGCGGTTTGTACAGCAGGGTATACATCAATGGAATGCTTACCTATCGCATGAACCATACAGGCATCAGTGTGCCGCCAAATAGTTATTTTAAGTCTATTCTTAATGGGTATCAGGATTTTGGTCTTGATGACAGCTATCTGCATGACGCAAGGCATATGGCTATGACAGAAGAATATAAAAACGCAAAATATGCAAATAATGGTTGACATCAGTTGCAATCATTGCTTAGGTAATAATGTCTTAACAAACAAAACGAGGTAACAATGGCTAAGAAACAACCGTGGGAATTAAAAAAAGAAGCTGAAGAAGCTACAAGGATTAAGAACGTAAAGGCTTTATCAAAGAAGCTTTCAGCTAAACAAATGGATGCGCTGTTAGAGGCAGTAAACATTTTGCGTGAGTTCGATTGTGATTACTGCGAGGGGTATGAATTGTTTGACGCTAGTATCCCGCGCCGCATGGTCGAGATTAAAGATCGTGTTCACAAAGAGTTCTTTATGACTGGTGGGCATGGTTGGCATAGTGCGAAGTGGTTAGAGGATGACGGTGATGTTTGAAGTAATTGATCCGGCTTTTCCAGATGCAGATCATGATGATCGTCTGGTAAGTCTAACCGCAGAAATGATGCGTGTTGCAAGTGAGATTAATGATGCAAAGTGGGAAGGCAAGGATGCCACTGCGCTAGAGTTGCATTGGTCTCGATTAAATAAAGCGTATATGGATGGAGCGATCTATGAGCCACAGTTCTGAAAAATGGTATCGTCTGTGGTGGAGTGACGGTCAGGGAAGCCAGATGTTCAAAGAAAATGAAATCGGCAAAATGGCGTTGCGCTACGGTTTTGATCCTAACGATCTTATCTTCAATGGATGTGTTGAGTTCACAGACGGAGACGGTGATACCGTTGGCGGTGTGACTGATGGCTAGAAGCGGTAAACCTACAATCGCTAGGGATATCAAGGGGCATGAACGTATTGTCCGTTTGTTTGTTGAGCGCAGAGATGCGCTTAACGATCTTCCTGAGCAATATGTAGTCGCTAATGATCAGTATTATGCAAATTATAAAACGCATAAAAAAGAAGGCTCAAAGATCAACAAAAACGTCAATCAAGAATATATTCCAGTGGTTGGTGGATTGGTTGAGTCATCAAAAGTCGGGAGAGATGAGCCTGATGTATTTTACAAGATGCTTGTAAAAGATACAGACGAGCATAGTAGTGCTTTTCATGGTAATACGCACAATATCAGTTGCGAAATGCTGTTTGTCCGCACAGACAAGAAGCAGTTGTATAAGCGTGTTTTTATAGTGAACATGAAAGTACAGCGAGAATATTATGACCTTGTTCATAGCATTAAAAAAGACGAGCTAGAGGCTGACGCTAATACTAGGCTTTTTGTGATGGCGAATAAGTCTGCTATGCCGCATGATTTTGCCCTGAAAAAAATACAGCAAAGTGTATTGCGAGTGTCTAAAAAGAAATATGACTATGAGCAGCGCAAGAAAATAGCTACCCCTACATGGGCAAATCATTTCAGAATCAAAACCATCTACAACAGTGCCTTTAAACTAAACAAGAGGGATGGCAAAAACACATGGCACGTTGATCACTTATTTCCGCTGAAGTATCGCGGGAGAGATGGGTCTGAGGGTTCAGGGCTGCACATACATCAAAACTTAGAAATAAAACTGGCTAAAGATAATTTGCAAAAATCTAACAGGAGTGTGGGTTGATGAGTAATAGATCATCTATCAAAGTACCGACGTTCGAGGAGATAAAGGAAGCGTTAAAGCTACCCTTGGAAATAACTG